TATAAATGGCTCAGATTACGAATGAGGAACTGTACCAGATGGCATTCTATTATGTCGTCGGAATAGTTAGCGGTATGGAGTATTACGAGGATATTCCAGTACCAGATCTTGTTGATGGATTTCTTCAGATGGCAGAGGATATAATCTTAGAGCAACGTCGAAATTATGAAGAAGGTTGAGAGGCACGGAATTTTTGGGTGGATCATGACTGCCATTGTGGTTATAGGATATGACTATTGGGCGATACATGGCCGTCGTCAAACTATGTCTAGTGCGTTTAAAAACGGTCTGTCTAGGAAGACTACCGTGTTTCCAACATTTATTGGTTGGGCGATACTTACTTGGCATCTGTTCAGGCCGGACTCTTTAAGAAAGACAGATTTGTTTTCTTTTATAGTAGATAGGAAAGATATTGATTAACTTTTACATAGATGTAGATAAAATTTCTGAACTTATGGGCGATCAAGCCGAAGAGTTTATTGAGTGCATGAAGATTGTGCAGGATATCATTGAAAGGCCGGAGACTTATGTTGGTGGTCAAGCGATTAGATATGCTAATCAACTTGCTGCATACCGAACAACAATGATTATTAAGTCTCAGATGTACAAAAGAAAGTCTTCACTTATGGATGAGAAAGACAAGTTCACTAATGACATCTGGAAAACAATGTATGAGGCTTTAGGGGAAAACATTAATGTTCTAAAACTTGCCGCAAAGACTGGGGTATCATGAAAGCATTAGGGGCACTACGCAAGGTCGAGGAAAAGAAAGAGGCCGTTGCTGAGTCAGAGAAACTTACTGGCTCTCAACTTGAAGATCTTCTCAATGAAGGCATTGATGTAGAACTTGCTAAGAGGAATGAGCCGGTCTACAAGCAAGTGGATTATTTTAGACCAAGTAGCACGAATCAGTGTGCTCGTTACTGGTATTATATGTTTGATGGGGTTACTTACACACCGACGTTTTCTCCTCAGACTTATCGTATCTTTGATAATGGCCACGCTGTTCACGATAGGTTATATTCCTATTTCGATAATATGGGGATACTGGTTTCGTCTGAAATCCCTATTTCAAACGACGACCCCCCGATTCAGGGAACTGCCGATGGAATAATCGACCTTGACGGTCATAAACTGATTGAGTTAAAGTCAATCTCCGCTGAGGGCTTTCAGTACAGACAACTTGCTCATAAGCCCAGCGATGATCACGTTAGGCAGGCACAACTATACATGCACTGCTTGAAGTTAGATAGTGGATTTGTGATTTATGAGAATAAAAACAATCAACAAATTTTACCTATTTATCTGGAAAGAGACGATGATTTTCTTGCTAAACTATTTAAGAAGTATAGAAAGATCTATGATAACGTAAAAGCAGGGGAAATCCCTGATCGTCCTTATAAGAGGACTTCAAAGCACTGCGCTAGGTGTGACTTGCAGGCTTTGTGTTGGGCCGACAAAGAAGTTGAAAAGTTCGAATCGTTTTGATGAAGTAGATTGCAAGAATCCTGACTGCTCTAATACATTTGTACCTAAAACGTACAATGCTATTTACTGTTCCCCAGAATGCAGAAGGGTTATAACGAATAAAAAGTTATTAGATAAATACTACGAAAACAAAGAAAGAAAAAATTCTAAACGAATTTGTAAAACAAAAGATTGCAGCACAATTCTGTCTTCTTATAATAAAGAAGACATTTGTGAAAGATGTAAAAGGGAGCGTTATATAGCAAGGCTTGTCTCTTGGGGCTGGGATGAAAAGAGGTTAAGAGATGAGTATCGCTAAGGTTGTTGATATCATAAAGAACACAAGGCTTATAGCCGTGGACCCCGCTTCTCACTCGCTGGCTTGGTCAATTGTAGACATGAAAAGAAACGGCTTAACAGTTGTCGCTACAGGAAAAATTGATTTTAAAGATGTAAAAGAAGTTTCTGGTAAATTTGCTGTTATCAAGGAGGGGCTAAAGGATGTATGCACAGAATACTCGCCAGACCATGCGGTCATCGAGCAGTCGGTGTATATTCAGAATTTTCAGTCTAGTCGGATTATTTCTTATATCATTGGCTATTCTTGGGGGAATCTTGATGATTATTGCTCTTCTGTTTGTGACGTCAGCCCTCTTGTTTGGAAAAACAAAATTGGTTACAAGAACATCTCGAAAGAAGACAAGAAGCGCATAACAACGGAATGTGGCGGCAAGGGCGTTCAGAAAAGACTTTCAAAAGAGAGGAAAGAACGGGTTAAAGCGATTATTGAAGATAAAATCAACTTCAGCACAGATGATGAAGACGTAAACGACTCTCTCGGCATTGCGCTGTGGTATTATATTGATCATGGCTATGGAGCCTTATAAAGATAAGTATTGTAATGATTGCAGTTTAGTAAAGCCAGCTTCTGATTTTAGTAAACTAGTCTCTGGTTGCCTAGATTCGTATTGCAAAACTTGCAAAGCTAAGCGAAGTCGTGACTATTATCATAAAAACAAAGGCAACGGGAATTTAGCTTTTGAAAAGAATAGAGAGAAAAATCAAAGATTCTTGTGGGGTGTTATAACATCTAATTCATGCATGGACTGTGGCGAAGGCGATCCAAGAGTTTTGCAATTTGATCATGTACGTGGTGAAAAGATAAACAATATCGCTGTCATGCTCAGACAGCATAAAAATCTCGAAAAGATAAAAAAAGAAGTAGAGAAGTGTGATATAGTTTGTGCAAATTGTCATACTAAAAGAACTTTTGAAAGGTCTAATTCTTGGAAGCACAGATATTACATGGAGGTGGTATGATGGCTATGGAGCCATATAAAAGATAAAGCTTGGCTCTATGAGCATTACGTCAAGAAGCGCCTTAACCTAACGAAGATTTGCGAGATTTTAAAAAATTCTTACAACATTGAAATGACACCTCAGGGTGTTTATAACTGGGTTAAAAAGTACGACTTGCTAAAATATCGCGGCAAAGGCAGAAACCTCGCTGCGACTTCTGCTCGTCGCCCCAAGTCTCCAATGCAACAAGAGGTGGAGAGAAGAAGGCGAGAGCAGCGCAAAATGATTTCAAAAAGAAAAAAAGGTATGGGTAGATGAAAAGATCGGTTAGCGGCAAGGATCTTTACACTTTTGCTAAACTCGATATGATTTATAATCAGGTTAGAGTTATTGAGGCAAAGCAGAATGAGACTGCCTACAAGTGCTTGGGGTCAGGTGAGTGCTGCTCTATTGGTCTAACTATACCTATGGCTGAGTGTGCCAACATCGCTTTTAAACTGAGACAGCAATATTATTTAGTCCTTGAGGACAAGGGGCAGGAGGCTGCTGATGAGTGGATGGTTTCTGTTACTGGGGCGCTCCTTGACAGGATGTATGACGAGAACTGGGAGATGGGCGGCGAGACTGACAAGAAGTGTGCGTTCTTCAACAATGGATGCACAATCTACGGGTTTAGACCACTGGTATGTAGGACGTTTGGTACGATAACTACTGTTGACAACTATTGCCCCCGTATCAGAAATGCTGCTGGGGGTATTGACTACTTTACTGGAGAAGCAGTTCAAAAAGTTGTAAAGCAATATCAAGATATTCTAAAAGAGTACGCTGAAGGTAAAAACGAAGCCTATGACGTTGTTGTGTACATGCCTTTGGGTGTTCTCAGTTTCCTGCTGCCGGATGATGAACTTGAAAGTTTGTCTGAGAAAACAGATCCGAAATTTTGGAAGGCCGCTGACGGATGGTTTAATTACCGTGTACAGTTTGTTAAGGAGCATGGTTATTCCGTTGATCACCTCAGAGAGCAGGCTGTTAGTATTGGTAAGTCTTTAAGATTTAAAGAAGAGGACTGATGTCTAAAGTAGTCTGGCTTGATGGATACAACCCCTATGATGGCACGACAAACGGCTATGTTTATGCGTCTACAAATATCAAGAAAAGCCTTTTAAAAGATTACAGATTAGGTGTAACTACAACAGCAGACTTGATTCAACTTGAGTCGTTGCCTAAACTTCCTCCCGGTATCGGATACTTTTTAAAAACCAACAGGGAAGATTGTGATCTTATCGTAAATAACCAGTTGCCTTTAGCGTTTCAAGTTCCAAGCAAAAATTTTGCTGGGTCCAGTGTTGGGTTTTGTTACTGGGAGACTTCTAGGTTACCTAAAAGTTTTGTGCAAAAACTAAACATGATGGATGAAGTTTGGACTACATCAAAGTGGGCTAAAGAAGTCTTCGAGGACTCAGGCGTTGAAGTGGATGTGTTTGATTTCAACCTTGGTGTCGATACTGAGATATATAATTTGGTGCCAGAGCGACAGGAAGGACCCTTTACGTTTCTGTCTATAGGGTCGCCATCCACTCGGAAGAACAGCCAGATGGCCGTAGACGCCTTTTTAAAGCTTTTTGGTGGTGATAAGAACTACAGACTTCTTTATAAAAGTTCCGGCCCGCCGGACGCTCGGCTGATGTACAACGGCGAGAACCACGGAGCGATTTTCATGCACCCCCAGATAGAGTGTTTTGACTACGAGATGAGCGAAAGAGAGTTGTCTGATCTTTATGGGATGAGTGATTGTCTACTATATCCTACAAGTGGTGAGGGCTGGGGAATGATGCCGTTCCAAGCAATCGCTAAAGGCATACCCACTATTTGCACTAACGCTACCGCTTGCACAGAGTTTGCTGAGCTTTCTATTCCCTTAGATTACAAGTGGGGAACAGAAAAGATGAGTGGTGTATATAGCGGATGTGGTGAGTGGGCTATACCAGATTTCGATGATTTATGTGATAAAATGTTATATGTCGTAAATAATTACGACGAAGTGAAAGCCCACACTATGTCTGGGGCTTGGATAATTAGAAATAATTATACTTGGAAGGATGTGTCGCTAGATTATTACAATGCGATACTTGATTTAACGACATGAGTGAAATAGAGCCGGTCGGCACAAGAACCATCTTGGATAAAGTCAGAGAGATTGAAGAGTCTGGTCTTCTTCATATTAAAGGCTATTCTAACTCTGAGATAGCATCTTTAATGTCTATTCCTGTAAACAGCGTTAAGGACAACATCCAAGAGTACAAAAAGATTATTGAAGACAAGGCTAACGAAGACCCATACTTTTTAGAAAGAGTCCAGTACAACACAATTAAGGCTCTTACTGAATTTGATGAGTTAAGCAAGGAGGCGTGGGAGACAATTTCAATTGCTACTGACCACGGCATGGTGTCGGCTAGAATCCAGGCAATTAAACTTGCTGGCGAGTTAGCAAAGAATAAGGCTCAACTCCATAAACTTCTTGGGACTCAAAATTCTGATGGCGACTACATTGCACGAATGCAGAAGGCGGAATCTGTTAACCAGATTCTATCTAGAGTCTTACGTGATGTTATATCTAAATATCCAGAGATTGCTGACGCTGTAAGACAAGAACTTGCTATAGCTTTTGAGATAATGGATAAAGAAGAGCCTATTGATGTTGATATTGTGTCAGAAGAAGAGAGCAACAATTTTGACAAGTAATGTCGGCAGAAGAGAGGGCTTTTTAGCCCGTTATATGTCAGGGGTCAGCGGAAGAGAGGGCTTTTTGCCTTGTTATATGTCGGGGTGGGAATATGTCTGACTACATGGGGATGAACCTTGAGTTCAAAGACTTTGACAGATTGCTTAGACAAGAGGAGTTGTCTGAAGAGCCTGTCTCTATTCAAACGTTTGTTCAAGATAAAAAGTATCTTGGGTTGCCTCCACTGTCTGATATACAACTGGAAGTAGTTCGTCATAGCACTCAAATATTTAGGAAGCCGACTTTGCAAAAGCTTATGGGCGAGAAAGAAGGTGAAGAGTGGTACAACAAATACACTGACAATGAGGTCATCTGTATGCTTGGGAAAGGTAGCGGGAAAGACCACTGCTCCCGAATCTCTATTGCCTATAATGCTTATCAACTTCATTGTCTTCGTGATCCACTTAGTTATTATGGAAAAGCAACTGGTGTTTATGTTGACCTTTTGAACCTTGCTGTAAACGCACAACAAGCTCAAAGAGTGTTCTTTGAGCCTTTAAAAAATCTGCTGCTGTCGTCGCCTTTCTTTAATGAAGTGGGGTTTGAGCCTAGAGTTTCTGAAATCTTCTTTTTCTCTAGACCTGTTAGATGCTTCTCAGGTCACTCTGAAAGTGAAGGCTGGGAGGGATATGAAGTGCTCACTATTGTTCTTGACGAAATTGCTGCTTTCAAGACTGATGCTGAACTTAAAGGAGAAACGCGCTCAAAGGGTTCTGCCTCTGCTATTTACAACATGAGTAAGTTGTCTGTTATGTCTCGTTTCCCTGAGGTGGGTAAAGTAATTCTGTTGTCCTTCCCTAGATATAAAGGTGACTTCATTCAGCAAAGGTTTTTCTCTGCCAGAGACAAAGAAGAACCAAAGACTTGGTTTATCAAAGCTGCTACTTGGGAAGTCAATCCAACGATAAAAAGGGAAGATCTGGAGTCCGAGTATATCAGAAATCCGGTGGAAGCACGCGCTAGATTCGAATGTGATCCACCAAATATGGAAGATGCCTATTTTCGTGACCCCGATTCAGTACGTGAAGCATTTAGTTATCACGATGATCCTTTAGACGAAGAAGGACATTTCAAACCTTGGTTCAATAACTCAGATGGACATGTTCGTTATATTCATGTTGACCTTGGTCTTAAAAGAGACCGTGCTGCTTTGGCAATGAGTCACTGCGCAGGGTTTAGAGAAATCAAGACATCTATGGGAACCGAGACGCTACCTGTTATCAATGTTGATCTTGTTTACTCATGGGAAGCAAAGGTTGGTGAGGAAATTAACTTCGCTTCAGTCCGGTCTATGATTGTTGATTTATGCCGTAGATTTGATGTTAGAAAAGTCACGTTTGACCGCTGGCAGTCTGTTGAAATGGTTCAGTCGTTGAGATCCCAAGGCATATATGCTGACTTCCACAGCGTCAAGAAAACAGACTACGACACTCTTATGACATCTATTTATGACAAGAGATTGCGTGGATACTGGAACGAACTTCTTGTAGAAGAGGAATTACTAAAACTAAGACTGTTTGCTAACAATAAGATTGATCACCCTTCTGCTGGCACCAAAGATCTTGCTGATGCCGTTGCGGGGTCGGTATGCAACACTGCTGAAAATATGGTCTCAGAAAGCGAAATCGAGATTGAATTGTGGTATCCTAATGAAGTTGAAGATGATGACATGCCAGATTTTGGTACTGTAAAAGTTTTCAATGCCGAAACTGGTGAGTTTGGTCCAGGCGGGTCAAAGACAACTTATGACCCACAAGAGTTTTCAAATCTAATACAGGAGTTATAATGACACAGAATAATGAAGTCCAACTAATTGTGCAGAGGCTGTCTAATCAAATCTCTCAACTGGTTTTGGAGAATGCCGCCCTGTCTGCAAAATTGGAAATGTTAGCGCATCATCACGAACATGAGCATGAGCATGAAATTGACGGCGGAGAGGTCGAAGAGAAACCGACCAAGAAGTCGTCCTGAATTTCCCTGCGCATACCCGATCTTTAGCGCATATTAAACTCGCTGAATGACCAACCCCATATCCGGTCCTGTTTATTCAAACGTGAAAAAAAGTAAGGACATGCGCATTTCCGATGACCCTCGTGTGTTACGCTGGCTCCATGTCCTGAGAACAGGGCATGGAATATCCAGTAAAAAAAACACTTTACAAAGTCAGGAGCATAAAAAATGGCTGCTTTCAATATCAAGCCGGTTGACTCTTTTCCAAAGATTACTCGTAGTCGTGCAAGCGAAGAACTTCTCGCTATTATTGACACTCTCAAAGAGTCTGCGGAAACTGGTCAAGTTTTCTCAATTGAGAATGTTGAGGCTGGTAACCAGTACAATTCGATGCAGCAGAGAATTCGTACTCAGGCTAAGAAGTTTGGTCTGAAGGTTATGATCTCCTATGACAAGGAGAACACGACTCTCTACTACAAGGCCGCAAATGGCCCTCTTGAGAAGGTTGCTGTCTCAAAGCCAGAGACAAAGGCTACTACTGCTAGCAAGTGACATGATTGAAAAAAGGGCGGTCGCTCCAGCGACCGCCCTTTTTTTCATGTATACTTACTGAAATGGCAGATGATCTAATCGGAACTTTTGAACAAGAAATATCAGTATCACACGAACAAATCCAATCTTGGTATCCTATGATCGCAACTCCTTGCTATGATCAATTAGTTACTGAACCATATCTTATGTCGATGGTGAAGACTTCTATGGCATTCAAAGAGTATGGTTTGAAGTTCGCACTTAGCACTATTTCTGACTCCCTTATCAATAGAGCTCGAAACAATCTTATTGCTAAATTTATGGCTAACCCTGAGTTTACTCACATAATGTTTATTGATGCCGATATTGGTTGGGACCAAACTGATATTATTAAGATGCTCTGGCATGACAAAGATATTATGACGGGATCTTATCCGATTAAGGATATCAAATGGCCT